TATTAGTACTAGTAACATTAATTAATATATTAGCTATTCTCTTGTTTTTGAGTTAATACAAAATCAAATTTTTTTCCTGGTAATTTTTCAGAAGCGTATTCAATATTTTTCTTATCATCATCTGAAAATACAACTTTAGGTACAAATCTATTTGAAATAAGGTTTTTAATATATGCTGGTTTATGTAAAACTCCTGATATATAATTTACATAATTCCAAAATTCTTTTAAAGCTTCCACTTTTAACTTTTCAGGTTTTGCGGCTGAACCACTATTGTAAGTTACTGGATAATATTTATTCATATCCATGTAAGATTCAATTAATTCTTCGTCACTCATATCGTCTTCTTCAGCAAACTCACGAAATTTTCTTAAATTTTTAACAAGTTCTTTTTTATCAATACCCTTATAATTTGAATCAATCATCATTTCGATTGCCTTTCTAATAACCAAAGGACTATGACCACGAGCTGTAACAATTGCAAAAATAGAACCATTATTTACTGTATTAACAAATTTATCCCATTCAGGACCTTCATTTGCAAACATCACATCCATTAAAAATCTTTTATCACCCTTTGTAGAAAAAAATCGATAAGCGTCATCGGCGTATCCAACAACTGATTTACCTTTGTATTTAAATGGTTCAACCCCAATTTTAGAACGATATTTCGCATAATCTTCAGTTGACATCAAAACCTCCTCACCATTATCATCCATAAGAACAATTTGAGTTGGCATACTTAAGATATTATCATCCCAATCGAATGCATAATATAAAGTATCAGGTGTAAATTCTTCTCTTATATTTTCAATTAAATATACTCTCATAATATTAAATATAAAAACAAACCGGTTTTACCCGGTTTGTTTTATTAGTAAATTTATTAGATATTTTCGAATGATGCTCCTGTTGGAGTAATGTAGAACGTAATATCAATGAATTCTAAAGATTTAGTTGGTTTGATATAAATTTTACCTGTCATTTGATTTCTATCTAAATCAGAAGTGTCTGAAGAAACAGTTACACGGAAATCATATAAACCTCTATCTCTTCTGATAGCGTCTAATATTGGGTTAACCGCATTTAAGAAATCTTGTCTTACCTTAGAATCGTTTTGTTCAAACAACAATCTCACAGAAACTGCCGAAATCAACTTACGAGCTTGTAATAACAATCTTCTTACATTGATTCTATCAAGAGCGGATTCTTTAACTTGAAGAGTTTTATTACCCCAAATTACAGTTCCTACGTCTGAGAAAGTTGCAATTGGGTTAATTCTTCCTTTATAAAGAGTATCTCTATCCTCTTGGGTTAGTTTTTTACGAGCTTTAATCGCGTTTACTATACCACGAGTATAACCAGCGGTTGCGAACCAAGGATAAGCAATGTTATCAGTTAATGCTAAATTTCTACATACCTCAGCAGGTGCTGGAATATAAATTTGTGTATTATTAACCGAATCTCTTGTAAGTACCCAAGGCTAGTAAGTTGCGGTGTAGTTAGAATCAATACCAGTATTATCTAAACTATCAACCGCTTCAGTTGGGTAAATTATTTCAGCGGGGTCTGAAGTTGTTGTTGTAAACAGATTGTAGTCAGGAGTTGTACAAATATACAATGAGTCAGCTCCGTTATACTCAATCATATCAATAGCTTCTTCAACCAAGTTTGAGTTATTAATATAATCAATACCAGGTGTAACAAACACATTTATATTAACAGATTCAGGATTAGCGAAAGTTTGTTGTCCTAACAAATATGCGTAATAATCAGTATTTGCCCAATCCGTACTATTGTTTCCAACAGTAATTTGTTTAAATGCTCCCCATCCTGAGGCGTTAGGATATTTTATAGATGTACAAGCTCCTTTTAAATAACCTGATTTACCTAAAACAAATCTATCAAGGTTTGTTCTATAATCTCTATATATATCCCATCCATCAAATCCACCATTACAAAGAAGAGAGAATTTACGTGCAAATAATCTATAATATTGGTTATCTGCCGATTCAGGGTCACTAGTAAATGGAGATGCTCCAACGTAGAACGCTGGTTGTCCTCCAGTCGCAAATCCTGCAGGTATTAAGATAGATTGAGCGTTTATATCCATGTGATAACCTCTGGTAAAATAAGCCCAATCATCACCTGTAGTATCATTACAAATATCTAATGGTAATTGTTTTCCTTTATAACTATAGAAATCAACATCATAACCAATAGTATCTGAAATACCTAAATAAGTTCTTCTAACATTATCTCCAGGACTTGTATTTGCGTCATTTGCTCCTGTTGAAGTACCAAATGGTTGGTCATAAACAACTTCACCAGGATAGTCATATTTAGTTTTGTAAATTGGGAATGGTGATTTAGCTCCGGCGTATTGTCTTGTTAAATAACCCTCAAAACCACAAGGAAGTGCATCTATTGGTGCATCTTCGTTCATAGTTATCATTACATATTTTGAGTTTAATTGATATTCACCGTTAACAGTACCAATTTTTTGAGCTATGAAGTTATTTTCTGTTGGATTCATGCTACAATTAGTGAATTTTTCTAAAACAACAGGATTTGCATCTGTGTCAAAGAAATCTCTAACTAATACGTCAAAAGTACCATTATTAAACGACATGTTAGCGATTGAAATTTTAACTTCAATATTCGCTGAATCACCGTCCGCAATTGTTGTGAATTTAAATAAGTTGTAAACTTTATTACCTCTTAACTCAGAAACAACCCAAGGAGAACTTGGTGACTGATATTGTTCTAAATACCAAGCAATTGTTGTTGAATCAACCCCTTGTCTTGCATTAGGTAAAGAAATGAATTCACAATTTAATCCTCTAACATATCCTTTCTTGTATCCATAATTTAACAAATTTTGATATCTTTCTTCAACAAACAATGGTACAATTGATTTAGGTTTACCAAAATTTGAAGAACCAAATACTTTAGAAATATATTTTGGGTCAGAGTTTGTAAATGATGTTTCAAAGAAATATTGAGTACCTGTCTTACCTGTAATGTTAATACCAAATGTTGCGTATGGATTAGTACTAATTCCACTATAAGGACCTGTACAAACCATTTGAACATCAGATAAACCTGACACTTCATACACTGCCCCGTCATCAGTATTATAATTTGCAACACCTCTTGAACGTAGAGTCGCAACTACTAAATCGTCAAAATCAGTATAAGCAGTTCCTGAATACACATAAATTGTACCCATTACACTACCACTATAACATGTTACAATATTTCCAACATTTTGTGAACCTGTGTTACCTGCAGTTGCTGGATTACATGGATTCTCAATTGTTACACAAACTGTCCAGTTAGATATAACTGTAGAATCTTCAGATGTTAAAACATATGTTAAACAACCACTTGAAAAATCATTAACAGTCACACCACTTTGTTGTGGTACTGAACTAACAGTTATATCTGTAGTACATGCACTAAAATCACTAATTACATTTGTTAATGTCGCTGCTGAGAAAGTTGCGTATGGTAATACAACGTTAATTGTATTTGTATTGTAATTAATACCACCTGTTACACCACTAACACTATAGTTTATAAAAGATGCACAATTTGATGAAGTTGAAGTTGTTACGAAATCAACAATTGTTGAATAGAATGATGAACCTGTATAAACAGAATTACCTACATTATTAAATAATGAGTAAAACCATGGGTCATTGTTAGGGTCTGATAAATCAGCCGTTGACGAACTTACATCATCAACACCATACACATTTGTTAAATCAGTAGTACCGTATGATGAAATCAAACCATCATAATCGTTACCTTCAATCACCCCATAAAAATAAACAGAAGTATTAACTAATGAGTTATTTAAAATTACTTGATTAATTTGATTTTTAATATTTGAATCAATACTTGATATATTTCCGTTGAATAACTCAAATGGAGTTGTTAATTTCGATTGTATAATATCAGGTAAAGAAGAAGTATATGAAATACTATTAATTCCTTATGTACAACCTGTAAAATCAAAAATGTAAGGAATTGTTTCATATTCCAAACAAATTGGTTCACAATCTGTTTCAGGTGAAGCAGGTTCTGCGTTAATACATTTGAATCCTATAGTTGTTGGGTCAACATTCGCAACAGTATAAATAGACCAAGATGGTCCTGCGTCATATCCTGATA